ATTGACAACTACACTATTTGATTTTCTTCTAGGAACTTGAACTAAAGGAGAAGTGTTAAACCACTCTGTAGATCCAGATCCCATTGAATATCTTATTTCGTAAAATTCAATGTCTAAATCTGTTACGGGACTCCACTGTAATTGCATTTGATTTGATCCTGTCATAGAAATATTAAAATCAGACACGTCGCTAGGTGTATCTGTTGCACCTACAATTTTTCTAGTAGCTGAAATAAAAGTTGAAGATACTCCAAAACTATTAATTGCTTTTACACGCACATCATAAGATATATCATCAACAACATTTAGCATTTCATGGTTTAGTTGTGATCCTGTTGAAATAATTTTAAAATCTGACTCAGTAGATTTTTTAGCTTCAACTTGATAATTAGATACAAAAGAATCTGGAGAAGCTCCTACTAAAATATTTAATCTTGTAATTACTGTTCCATCAGAATATTCAATCATTTCATCTGTCAATGTTAATGAAGCTGGTGGTTGTATTACAAATGGATTTGGTAAATTTGTAGATGGTGTTGTAGTTTGTGCTGATTGTTGTGCAAATGTATAATGTGATCCTTGATATTCAACTAAAGTCAATCCTATTGTATAATCTTCATTAAAAGTTAATGACATCACACGAAAAGGTTTAGATGAAAAACCAATAGAGCTATGAGTAATATTTACAATATCTCCAATAACTAAATCATATCCATTAAATCCAACATTTATAGAAAGCTGTAAAGCATCTCTACTACGACGCAATATAATTTCAGCCATTTCTTGAGCTTGAAATTTACTTGTTAATGTATGAAAATCAAATCTGCCTTCTAGTAAAAAGCCACCATCAACATTTTTCATATTTGCATGCTGATCTGCTGAAGCTAAACTTGAATCATCTACAGGCGGAAACTGACATTCGTTTATTTGATAATTTCTTGTGCTGTCAACAAAAGAAACAATAACACGATTGTATCTTTCATTTTTACTTGGACTAGATAAATTATATCCACCAATAATATCATCTTCTGTTAATGTAATAGAAGCTGATCCTGTCGTTTCAATTACTAATTTATATTTTCCAGATGAGTACGGTAATAAACCTCTACAGCCTCTTATAAGATGTCTAATATTTTCTATAACTTTTTTTGATGTATCTAATACAGCATTAGTATCAAATAAATTAATATCAGCTCCGCCAGAAAAAGGTGTAACTTGAGTTATACAAACTTGTGAAGCATCATAAATACTTTGTAAATCTATATCTGATGTTGCAATACCTTTACCATATCTTTCGTTTCTTAAATAATCTAAAATACAAAATGCTGGATTAGTTGAATAAGATGCAGTTTGTTCTGAAAG